ATCGCGGATTCTGGGGATTTTGTGGATCTGAATGCCGCGCCAATAGTGCTTTTCGAGATATCTAGGCAAATGATACCAAATCACTTGCACTAGCTGACGCTGACAAGATGCTGTAAATATTTACACTGTATGAATATACAGTGAGTGTGCACCTGTATCCCCTCACTCGCTTTGCCCAGATACCACCCCCCAACCGTCATGGTCCATCCTCGCTGTCAATTATCGTGCCAACTTTTTTGTGCACTGCATCATGACATTTTGTTGTGCAGTGCAACAATGGTGCAGTGCGGTAAGTTATTGATTTATATAGTGTAATAATCGTGCCAACTTTTTTTAAGATTTTAACTTATACACCTAAGTTATTGATTCTATTGATAAAACTTTTAGATGCGAATCACTCGCAAAACCACGATCTTTTTTTCTGAATACTACCCTACCCGGATTGATTTAGCGTCCCGTCACGGGCTTTATATGAGGTCATGTTTTTTGCCTGAACGCACAATTCATACTGTATAAATTTACAGTACCCCGATCTGATTTATTGTGCACTGCACAAACTATCATCGATTGTACAAAAATTGTACAACTACTGTCACCGTAAGTGCTTGATTTTATTAGAAAAATTAATTTAAAATAATTTTGAACTCGCATTAATTAGTTCATAACTTATTGATTTCATTGAAGTTTTTTTATTTCGCAACTGCAATATCTATATTATCCTTTAGTCTATTGTGCACTGCACAACGGGAACTATTTTGAACCTTAAATTGTCCAAGTGGTATCGATGCATACAATTCGATGACGAAAAAGACCGGGGACAAGTGAGTCAGGCAAGGATGCCGAAAGCCCCCCGGCTAGGTCTCAGACGAGCCAATGCCGTTTCTCTCTGCATACGGTGGCCCCAGACTGACTAAGGGAGCGCGGGCGTCAGCATCCGCGATAGCAACACTGACTGAACAATGCGCGGTTTATTGTTTGAGAGTGTGGGCCGTTTCGGCTCACGTAGGTCCGGGTGGCGAACTCGTGAGGCCGATGCACCGATTCCAAGGTGCCCGACAATTCCGGTGTCGTCCGGGCCTTTTGGCGCATTGTGGGGATTGATTGGACCTAGCAAATCCAAACCCCCAAAACGCTGTAGTGTCCGCACCTGTTACTGGTGCGCTGATGATGGCCTGTAGAGGGCCGAAACACTAAACCAACATGAGGAAATGAACCCATGAAAACTTTAACAGGTAAAAACTTGCAGAAACTCAAGACACTGCGCGGCCCTAAGCCTCGCGGTTTCGTTATCCATGAGGGCGCTTCGGTGCTTGATGGTTCACCGATTGTCGTCATTGCGACACTCGAAACGTCGAATGTGAAGACCGGCGAGATGGTCCAAGTGTGGATCTTGCGCTCTGATATTAATCCCGTGCAGGCAACCAAAACTGGTGATGATTCCGCGATTTGTGGATCATGCCCGCATCGTCATTTCAACGGTGGCGCGTGTTATGTCAACGTAGGCCAAGCACCTAATGCGGTTTATAAGGCTTTTATTGCAGGCAAGTATCCGCGCTATGTGCCGCAGGAACACGAACACTTTTTACGTGATCGCCGCATTCGTTTGGGTGCTTATGGTGACCCAGCCGCCGTACCTTATGAGGTCATGCACTACCTCGCGAATGTTGGCACCGGCCACACTGGCTACACACACCAAGCCAGACACCCAAATTTTGATTCGCGGTTTATCGATATCTGTATGGTGTCCGCCGATTCACCGAAGCAAGCGCAACAATGGCATGAGCGCGGAGCGCGTACATTCCGGGTAGCGATGGAAGGGGACGCAATGTTCGATAATGAAATCGAATGCTTGTCCGATTCGCACGGTAAGCAGTGCATTGAGTGTGGTCTGTGTGATGGTGCGAAACGTACCGACGAAAGCATCGTGATCACGGTTCACGGTTCGCGGGCTTCAAGCTTCAAAACTGCAACAATTATTCCAACTGTAGAGGTAGCGTAAGAATGACTAGTAAATTTGTAGAAGTTTCTGTATCGCATGGCGGTGGGTGCGTTGATCTACTCGCGTGTATCGATCAGTTTGATACAGAACGTGCGGGCAATGGCCGCTTTGCTTGTAGAGCGGATGATCAGAAAATGATTGATCAGCTAGTGCTCGATTGCGAGGCATTTATTGCGGAACATCAACCGCATTTCGATTGGTGTGATATGGGTGTGGAAATTTCGCATCCTTTCGATTTTGAGGAGTGAGTGATGGACACATCAAAACTTTATAACGTATATGCGCAGGCATGGGGTAGCACCCAATGGAATCGTGCGCCACGAGTGCTACTGGTGTCAACATACGACAAGCAGTGCGCATTAAATTGGCAGGGGTCAATGACTGCCCACAATTTGCTTTGTAATTTTGTCATTGAAGAGATTGAATTAAAAAAGGAGAGTGAATCATGAAAATACATCCAGTAATCAAGCCGCGCAATAAGGCGCGGCACAATCGGTATTGCGGTCCATGCGCTCTGTCTATTTTGACGGGTCAGGATACAGGTGAGTGTGCGTGGGCCATACGTGCACTGAGCGGTGTCACTGCTGTGCGTGGCACTGATGCGCACCAGTTGATGGATGCCCTAGAGTATTTCGGCTTCAAGGTGATCGGGGCAAACTATCCGCCCTTGAACAATCACTGGTTCCGGGACCATGAAGCCCTGCACGATGTGGACGGCAGACTGTATCATGCCGAATGTAATCTAAAAAGTGCGCCCACACTCGCAGGATGGTTGAAGCAGACCAAAGATATACGCACCTCCGGGCGCGTGTTCCTAGTCTGTGCAGGATGGCACTGGCAGGTCATCTCAGGTAGACGCTACGCATGTGGCCTCACCAAGGATATCGTCAGTGTTAAGAATGCCCCACACAGGCGGGCGCGTGTTGCCGGTGTATGGGAAATATCGAAATAGGAAATAAACTTATGAAAAAGACTATCGACATAACTCCCACGTGGGAAGCCAGTGCAATGATCTATGCAATGGTCTTGCAGAACCCGGACGCATCGCCTGAGTCACTCAAGGATGCGACACTGGATCTTGTCCGACTCGCTGAGTGGATTGATGTGGCGGAGGATACGTCACCCGCGCAGAAACAGTTTGTGATGGCATCAATTGATGTGCTCATGGACCCACACGCATCAGCGCGTAGAAAGTCGTCAGTGGAGTGGCTACTGGCTGATTTGGGTAGACGACTCGATGAAAGACAACGGGCACTACTCAGTTGCCCGGAAGTTAAACATGCTGAAGACATTCAGAAAGTTATCACCGCTAAAGAGGATCTATAAATGACTACAGATATCGCACAATCCAATCGCGTATTTTCTATCGACGCACTGTTCGTGGGCCGCACGAAATATTACGCAATATTTGAACAGGGTGACTATACGTCATCACACCTGTTTGGTTCATATGAGGATGCATTCAATGCGCTAGGGACTGCGCTTAAGATTGATCCTGAAATGCCTGTCAGCAATATGGGGTACTAGCCATGCGCGTAGAAATCTATCGCAATTTGCACAATGGCAAACTAAGTATCAGAGATGCCAAGACTAAACGGGTGATCGGTCATGCCGCACGTGTTTACTTGCACGATGCAAACTTTAACGTCTCACAAGCAGGGCGCAAGCGTGTCCTGCGTGAGAAGCGCAAGAACGTCCATGCAGTGATCAATGGTGTACTGGGTAAGGCTGAAGCATTTCAGTCGTACAGGGGCCGTGACATTGGCCCATATCAGCATGAATACAGTGTGTTTCATCCTGAGTTTGGGACATCGCCGCCCATCAAGCGGCTGTATGATATTACATACAATCCCTATCGCTTCTCCCAATTCTGGCGGGAAGACATGGATGAGGGCGTGGACTTTGCACCATTGGTGCGCATCATGCCTGAGAGTATCACTGCCATCAAAGTAACCAATTAGGAGGTAATATAAATGGGTAATTTATTCTTATCTGCAGATGATGGGGCAGTTGTATTGACATACGAACACCCCGACACTTTGGATCTGCCGGGTCATCGTGGTGGTCTGGAAGAAACCATACGCGCATACTCACCTGTCCAAGTGGCAGACGCTTTGCACAGATTAGGTGCCCATATGCCTACTCGTGCACAGCATTCATCGTCCATGGATTTTGCATCTGAGTATGGATTCAATAGTGACCGCGAAGCATGGAGCGTGTACCATGCGGGTGTGGCTACCTACAATATTAAATACAATAGGAGTGAGTAATGGCAATTGAAATAAGAGATGTTGCGTATCATCGCAATGGAGTATGCGGGCTACCGTTCTATGTGGTCCTGTTCAACGACACTGACGTAGGGATGTTTAATCAAGTGGCAACGATTGATGAAGACGGCAAAGACTGCCGGGTCATTAATGCAGGGCTGATAATCACTGCCGGTGATTTACACCAACACATGAATAAGTGGCGGGGTGACCACTACCTGTCACTAATCAAAGAGGCTATGCGGGAGCACAGGCACAACGAGTATTGGGATTGGTACATAGAAATATTTGAAAGTGAGGAGACTTTAGATGTGGAGTAAATATATATTACCTATAAACCTTGTGGTTATGGGTACGCCACTTCTCTTTGGGGGAGTGGCATTGGTCCAAGAGGATTGGATCGGGGTGCCGGTTGCATTAATCGGTTTGGCAATGTACGTGGCTAGCTATGTGCTAGTGCTACGTATAAAAACTTTTGAAAATTAATAGGTACTAGTAATGGTATAGGGATGGGGGTGTGCTAAAGGTTATCAGTACCCACTCCTGCACCTATATGACAGAAATCGATCACTTGACATATTGATAAATGATCTTTAGACTGTCATTTCTTTAGTAAAAAAATTAACTCTAAGGAGAGTAGCAATGAGTAAATATGAATCTTTCGCAGGTATTCCTGCACTTCCAGTTGAACTTGACTTTGATCCAGTTCGTGAACCTGCCAAGCGTGTCAATACACGTGGTGATGTACAGATCATCCCCGGTGTGTACAACATCGTTAATCCCTTGACTGACACTGTGATGACTGTGTCAAAGTCTAAGCATAACCCTGTGAACTACGCTATTGCTTGGGAGTCTTTCCGGGCCGGTATCGAAGCTTCAGGTATTGATACCTCTGATGTTGAATGTAAGTTCAATGTATCTCCTGATGGTAAGTCGTTCACTTGTGACATTATCTTGAAGCGATTCAACTTTGAGCGTGTAGTGGGTGAACCTGTGTTCATGCGCTTCCGCATCACTGACTCCCATGATATGTCGTTTGTCCGGGATTTCTTGTGTGGTCTTTGGAGACTGTGGTGCACTAACGGGTGCTCTTCTGTGCGTGAGCAATTGCGCTTACGTGAGAAGCATACGTCCTTCTCTGATCCTGAGAAAGTTGGATCAGTTGTCGCTGAGTATCCTGCCCGCCTTGAGGCTGAAGCAGAATTGTACCCACTAATGATGGGCACACGTGTTTCGCATGATCAAGCGATTGACTTCATGGAGCGTAACGTGGCTACGTACCGCAACAATGCGGGCAAAATCAAGCTCAACAACAAAGCACTTGAGGAGTGCAACCGTGTGTGGGGCTTGTATGGATCTATGGGTGATACCGGGTATCGCCTGTACAACACTTTGACTCACATCGGGACACACGTGGAAGGCCGTGATGGGACTAACATCACCCTGAAGCAAGCCCGTATGGAGCAAAAGGTTCAGGAGGTTGTTAACCTTCCTGAGTTCAAGTCACTGGTGGGTCTCCCACTGGCGGCTTAATCACCCCGACTCAGGGTGGCAGAGTGGTTATGCGCCTGACTGCAAATCAGGTACACGCAGGTTCGATTCCTGTCCCTGAGTCCATCTTTATAATACTTAATAGAGGAAATAGTAATGAGTAATATTCGTATATTTAGTTTGAATGAGATCATCAAACGTCTTGAAGATCGCAATTTAAAAATGGTCTCGCGCAGAACTGGTGTTTCATATCAAAACTTGCGCGACATAGCCACTGGGAAAGTTAAAAATCCTAGATACAGCACTGTGGACAAACTCCGGGAATATCTCTCAGAGTCATTGTAATATTCAAACCTAAGACGAGGAGTCTAAAATGAAATATCGCACTATGGAAACTGATTTAATTAAAATTGAACGTAATAAAACTGCGCCAAGTCCTGCTAAAAGACGGGGCCGTATAGGTAAATGGAGTCCTTTATTCGCTTCCATGAGGGTGGGTGATTGGTTTGTCGTAGACAAAATTAATCACTCAAGAGTGTCGCAAAATGCCGGGTTATACCTAAAGGGTAAATACAGTATGTATAAACACCCGGAGAATGAAGAGCAATACATCTTCGTGCGCAAGGCTTAATATAAGCAGGACTGAGGGGGTGTTCTGGGTGTTCAGGTAGGTAGGTATTACCTGACCCCGGTTACCCCCATAGATACTATTAAAAACAGTCTTAATGAGGTGATTTATGAGTGAATACTTAAATGACGAGCAGATCTTAGAGAAGATCAAATCGGTCAAGGTGCGTGAACTTGTGCGTGAACGCCTTGAACAAAAAAATAAACAAATACAGTTTACCAATGCGCGACTACAAGAGGCCGCCAACATCATTGGTCACAACACAATCAGTGAGTGCATGAGTTATGAGTGATCTACACGAAGCCGCTGAAGAGCATCGCAAAAAGCGTAGTGACACATCTCTTATGAACTTTATGCACAATCACAAAGTGTCTGTGCGTTTTGTAGGTAATAGATGGGTCGCTTCCACTGAAAACAACATGGGCATGGGCAATAGCATTCGCTCTGCCCTGATTAACCTTGAAAGGAAAATGTATGAGTGAAGTCAACGGCACAATGATCAAGCATCTTGTGGATGCTTATCTAGGCTCTCGTGACTTTGAGCGTGTTTCAGCATCCCAAGACCAGTATCGATACTGGTTAAGGGTGCTGTGTGATACTGCGTTTGATGACAGTAGTGTTGGTCAAGTTAAGTTTAAGAAACTGACCACACCTGAAGCGCAAGTTATATATGACACTCTCTCAGATCGTGGGATTACATTCGCAAATCGGATCACTGGCGTGACACGCAAGATGTTCAACTACGCCAAGAAGTATGGAATTGTAGATACAAATCCTTGGTCTAGTATTCAGACACTTACGCCTAAGCCACGCAAAGTTATGTGGCAACCCCAAGATGTACACAGGTTCCTTGAGATCTCGTACAGCAAGTTTGAGACACGCTCAGTTGGTCTTATCGCACAAATGGCATACGAGTGGGCACAGCGTATTGGTGACATGCGAATGCTGACATGGGACTGTATCGATTTTGAGAATGAAGTATTGCACCTAGAACAATCGAAGCGCAGGGCAGTAGTGCACCTACCGATATCGGATGATTTAATGTATGTGTTAAAACAGCAGAATGGTTCATTCGATTGGCAACCTTATGTCGCACCAAATGTAAATTCTAAAACTGAAGATGGGTACAACCCGTATGGTGTGCACATCATTTCGCGTGTCGCTAAACGTATACTGCGCGAAGCAGGATTGAGTGAGGAGCTACGACTGTCTGATCTCAGGCGCACTGCGACTACAGAGATGGTCGAGGCAGGTGTAGGTATTGTGCAGATTATGCAGGTCACTGGGCATCAGTCACCGCAGTCTGTTACACCCTACATGAAAAATACCTTGACAGGTGCGACAAATGCGCTTACGCTCCGCTCTGCACACACGGCAAGTGCTACACCACAAAAGGATATTGATTATGTCAAAAGTCAGTAAGTTCATTGACACCTTAGACATAAGTGTCGGTGAAACATTCCGGGGGGATTGTCCTGAATGTGGTGGATACAAAACATTTACAGTATCCAACACTGACGGGAATATCCTTTTTAACTGCTACAAAAATAGCTGTGTCGTTCACGGATCATCTGTACGTAATATGCCTGTGGATGTAATTAAAGACAGACTAAGTGCCGGTGACTATAGTCTCAGTTTTGAAGACTCTGAACGCTTGGCATTTAGTGTGCCCCCATTTGTATCTTGTATAAAACCAGATGAAGATTATGTGAATGCGTTCATGAGTGAGTGGGATATTGATCCTGACGATGTACTGTATGACGTTAAACAAGACCGCATGGTGTTTCCAATACGACACCAAGGTCAAATTGTAGATGCAATAGGTAGAGCCTTGTATCCCAGAAATCCTAAATGGTTACGCTATGGAGCATCTCCTGTACCATATATGTGGGGAGAGGGTGATGTCATGTTAGTGGTAGAAGACCCCATCAGTGCGTACAGGATTAGCAGAGAGTTTCCCAATGTGGTGGGTGTTGCATTGTTAGGTACGCAGTTAACCGATTTTCACAAATGGTTCTTTGAAAAGTATTTTAGATACAATAAATTAATAGTTGCATTGGATTATGATGCGTTTAACAAAACGCTAGGCATTGTCCGGGAGCTACTTGCGTATGTCATTGATGTGCGTGGACTCAAACTGAATGAGGATTTAAAGTACTTAAACGAAGATGACGTTAAGGCGTTAAAGGAGATGTTGAATGCAAACGATTTATCGAGAAGTAATCGTAACCAATGAACTGCCCAGAATAGGGTCAGGCTATCGGTTGGTCAAGGTTCAGATCGGAAGTAAGTGGGTTCACATCAGCGATCTTGATGGGGAGAACCGTACAAAGGTTAGCATGAAAACTTGGTCAGCGATCAAGAAAGGTAATACGATAGAACCGAAAGTCGTTCTGAAGGGCCTGCGCAAAGCTGATAGAGCGTTGGGCCGAAAAGCGAGGAGAAAATTATAATGGCTAAAGCAAAAAGACCTCTTGTTAGTTGGACACAAGAACAACTCGATGAACTTATTAAGTTATACCTTGAGGGTTTAACTTTTGAAAAGATATCTTTAAAGCTAGGCATGTCCCATGCTTCGACAAAAGCAAAGGTTACGTTCCTCCGCCAAAAAGGTGTAGACTTACCTTACCGGGATAAACAAAGCATTGCTGAAAAAAGAAGTAAAACAATGAAAAGCGGCAAAAAGAAGTCAACAGCATTTGACCGTGAGTATCGAGGGGCTGTGCCTCTTGGTCATTGGTTAATAACAAAGCCTTGGCCTTACAAGCCTGACAAAAAGGAGGATGTTGCATGAAAGAAATTCTTTTAGTTTTTGTAGTAACAGGTTTTCAACCCACTGTATCGGACAGAGTTTTTGAATCATATGATGAGTGTAAACAGTTCGTAAATGCACTTGCAAAGCAAAGTGTGGTCAACAGTGATTACGGGTTTCAGTTTTTATCTTCAGACAAGTTGCTAGTCTCAGGTCAATGTGTTGCAAAAGAGGATTACCGCTATGAGCAATCCAATTAAATGCGACTTCTGCGATAGCAAAGCGGATGCGAGAGAAGGCGAAAAGCCTGTATACTTTTGCGCCGCATGTTGGCTGAAGAAGTTTCCGAAAAAGCCTGTGCATGGTGAATACAAGGAGAAAAAGAAATGAAAATATTCAAAGCGTTTGAAGAAAATGGTTGGGTAGCGTTGACCAAGTTTGGTTACGGCCTACTTGATGGCACAAAAAATGCACTCAAGTTTGCACCAATGGAGTACAAGTATTTACTCACGCTTTTGTTAGCCGCTATGTGGTGTATTGCTTTTGGCATATACACGACTGAGTTGCTGTACATCGGGTACAATATTATCGGTCACTATGTGCTGATTACCTGCGTGTTTTTTACTTGGTTTGTATTTACTACTGAAAAGAGACGTGCACCAAAGTCACCGCCAAACAAAGTCAAATGGGACATGGAAAAGGAGGCGTAGGAAATGATTAAAGTGTATGTTTTCATTTTGTTTGTATTCGGTTCTACGGCGGCTATCGGGCATTTTATGTCAGACGAAAACAGAAGTATTGGGTTTACCAATATTTGCGGAGAAGAAAAATATTTTTGTATCAGGGAAAAACAATGAGCAAGATACCTTATATTGAACGTGCCTACGGGGGCAGTGGCCTGACAGGTGAGTGTGCATATCTGTGGGCACTTTTCTTAGCTAATGAGGCTGACATGGCAGATGACCCTATCAAATACGATAAGTTTAAAGCTATGGCCGAAACACTAGCACCGAAGGAGGGTGTAGCTACAGCCGCTAGTGTGCATTATCCTGATCTTGAGGCAGAGATCAGTAAGTACGAGAAACAACATTGGACTGACCCCTCTGCAATAAATCAAATCGGTGGTTTTTATAACGCAAAAGCGGATGAGTACGTGTACCCCGGCAGTGATCCACAAGAGTGAGGAGAGTGAACATGAAGATTGAAACCCCAGTTAAGGCCGCTCACGCTACGTTTATAGCAGAGCTAAAAGATTGTCTTGATGACATGATGGACTCATTTGATGCGCGTGGAAAAGGAAAAGAGTTTGCTGTATTCCATGACGACTTAGAGGCAGATAAAGCAGAGATCCAAAAACATATCGATGCACTGGATTTAATTATTAGATACTATGATGAGGTGCCATCGTAATGGAACTGGCTATTATCAAAAGCCTGCTAAACAAAGAGTTTTATGATGATCATAAGGGGGCTAAATGCCCTCACTCTGTGTTTAGTAAGGAAGTAGGAAAGGTCAAGACGATGATCGATGCGGCGATGGATAAGTACAATCGAGACTTAACTGTCGATGAAGTCGAAGGTCTTTTCTTCGCGGCAGACCCTACACTTTCTGGTTCTCAAAAGCTTTATTACCGGGGTGTATTTAAAAAACTGCGTGAACAATCCCCACTGGGCGAAGACGTAGCACAAGAAATATTAAGTAAACTTTTTCAACGGTATCTGGGAGAAGACATAGCTAACATAGGCTATTCATTCGTAAACGGTACGCAGTCATCTCTTGAACCCCTGCGCAGAATTATTGAGAGACACAACGATGACTTTCTGCCCGACTTAAATATCGAGTGGGACGACTTAGAAATCGAAACATTGCTTGAGAAAAATGATCTTGAGGCACGTTGGCATTTTAATATCCCCACACTTGCTACCCGTATAGAGGGTGTTAATGATGGTCACCTGATTGTCATAGGAGCAAGACCTAACACTGGTAAAACTTCATTCCATGCAAGCATGATCGCAGGCCCAGATGGCTTTGCGCATCAAGGAGCGAAATGCGTTGTGCTTTGCAATGAGGAAGGGACGCACCGTGTGGGGGCCAGATATCTTACTGCCGCATCGGGCATGACTCTCAAAGAGATTAAAGCGAGTCCACGCACCGCTCAACAGAGATGGGCCAAGCTCAAAGAAAACATTAAGATCAAAGATGCAACTGGCCGGGATATGGCATGGGTGGAGTCTGTATGTAAAACTTATAGTCCTGACATATTGGTTATCGATATGGGGGATAAATTTGCAGGCGATCAATCACACGAAGGATTAAAGAACTGCGCGATTCATGCTAGACAAATAGCTAAGGAATACGAATGTGCAGTGTTCTATATGTCACAGTTATCGGCTGAAGCTGAAGGTAAAATTATCTTGAATCAATCTATGATGGAAGGCAGTAAAACTGGCAAGGCATCGGAGGCTGACCTCATGTTGCTGATTAGTAAGAATCCTCCAATTGAGGGACAGGAGGAAGATGACTATCAACGCCACATTAATTCTGTAAAAAATAAACTGACCGGGTGGCATGGTTACATCACAGTCAGGTTGGAATATAAGGTGGGACGATATACTGTATGATCGAAATTTTGGTTAGGGATGACCAACTTATTAAAGCGCGTGATCAGGCTGTCGAGATGGGTAAACTTCACAACAGCATTACTAAAGGTCAGGGCAATGTCGCAGGATTTATAGGTGAAATAGTAACTGCTGAATTGCTTAACGCTACACAACAAAACACCTATGACTATGATTTGATTTTGATTAATGGCGAAACTGTGGATGTAAAAACAAAAAGAACATCAGTCACTCCTTTGCCGCATTACGATTGTAGTGTGGCTAAACTGAGCGAACATCAACAGTGTAATCACTTTGGATTTGTACGAGTAAAAAACGATTATAGTGTGGCATGGTTCTTGGGCGTGATACCTCGTAAGACCTACTACGAAGTAGCTCGCTATATGAACAAAGGAGACGTAGATCCTGACAATGGTTATATTGTCAAATCGTCATGCTATAATTTATCTATTGAAGAGCTATGGAAGGTGTCAATACATGAAAGTTGTTCTTGATGTAGAAAACACTGTGACTAAGCGCGATGGCAAGCTTCATCTTGATCCATACGAATCGACAAACAGCTTGGTTATGATTGGTATTCAGGTGGAGGGTGAGGAGCCTAAACACTACACCTTTGATCACATTGAATATGATTGCAAATACGAATACCGCAAAAAAGACTGCGATGAGATACAAGCAATATTAGATAAAACAACATTATTGATCGGTCACAATATTAATCATGACTTGCTGTGGATCTGGGAAACTGGATTTAAGTATGACGGCCCGGTGTGGGACACCATGTTAGCTGAGTACTTGTTACAGCGAGCACAAAAACAGCCACTATCTCTTGAAGCAGTGGCTGAGCGTAGAGATTTGCCTTTTAAAAAACAGGATACTCTGAAGAACTACATGAAGCAGGGTATGTCCATCGATGCTATTCCATATGAAGAGCTTAAAGAGTATCTGTACGCAGATCTACAGACCACATTTTCTTTATACTATGAACAGAACTTAGACTACCGGGATGACGTAAATCGCATTCTAATGCCCGTGGTGGACCTAACGATGGAAACATGTGTGGTACTAGCCAGAATCTATCAGAATGGCTTCACGGTCAATACAGAAGCTCTGGAGGAGGTTCGTACTCAATTTGAGCAAGAGCGAGCGCAGTTACAAAATGAATTGCAGTTATTTGTGAGACAACTGATGGGCGATACCCCAATCAATTTAAATTCACCTGAACAGTTGTCATGGGTTGTGTACTCACGTAAGCCTAAAAACAAAACTCAGTGGGCTATGGATGCTGATCCCTATATGAGTCAGGAACAGTTCAAACGACTCATAACTAGTTCAACTACGCCAGTGCGTAAAACTAAAGCGGAACAGTGCAAGGATTGTAAGGGCAATGGTACTTACTATAAAAAGAAGAAGAACGGAGATAACTTTAAAAATGCAAGCAAATGTAGTGTATGCAACGGCACTGGATATATTCTCAAACCAATCAATGAACTAGCAGGCCTGAAGTTCACTGCCCCATCTGTTAAGTGGCACAGTGCTAATGGGTTCAGCACTAGTAAATCTAACCTTGAGTATCTTGAACGAATAGCTAAGTCAAAGCAAATGGATGAGGCCGTAAACTTTTTATCTAAAATACGCAGACTTAGCGCACTGGATACATATTTAAGTAGCTTTGTTGATGGCATCAAGACTTATCTCAAGCCTGATGGTAAGCTCCATGTCAGACTGACACAGCATATGACTGCCACTGGCAGATTCTCTGGACGTGATCCTAACATGCAGAACATGCCACGTGGTGGTACATTTCCTGTAAAAAAAGTTTTTGTGTCTCGTTGGAATGACGGCAAGATCATGGAAGCAGATTTTGCTCAACTAGAGTTTCGTGTGGCAGGATTTTTGTCGCAGGACGAAGTTGCGATTAAGGAAGTAACGGAGGGTTTTGATGTCCACTCGTACACAGCGGAGGTTATTTCGCAAGCGGGTCAGACAATTAGCAGGCAGGAGGCGAAGGCACATACATTTGCTCCGCTCTATGGAGCAACGGGATTTGGAAGAACATC